GGCACGCTCGTCTTTACGCGCAGTCTGACCCTCGTCGGTACTTCGGCTCCCGCGGGAGCCGGCACAGTCGGCTATGCGGTCGCTTACGGCGCGCTTGGTACGGCGCTTAGCGCGCAAGCCGGAACGATTACGTACTCGGCTGCAGCCGCGGGCGTAACGGTGACGCTGACCGGACAACAGGCGATAGCGTCGGCGGGCGCGCTAGCGGTTCTCCGCGAAGTCGCGCTCGTGGGAGCGGATTGCACCGCAGCGCCGGGCACCATAGAGGCGGCAACGCCTGTTGTGACGGGAGTTCGGGCTGCGTACTACGACGCACGGCATCGTTCTGCTGGGTTTGACCTGTCCGGGCGGCGACAGCGTTTCTGGTCATCTCGCTAAATGGTTCTTGACATGCGAGTTTTTCAACGGTATTGTGTAGTGAGCACTCACATTGGAGGTGTGCGATGTCTCTGAAGGAAGATTTTTCGATCGGTCGTTTGACCCTCAACGGGCAGACGAACGACGGCACGCCGATCGGTCCGCTGTTCGTACGATCGCAAACGGTTACTCCGACGTCCGTCGGGGCGGCAACCGTGTCGGTTCAGACAGCTACGGTTACAGGCGCCGCCGCAGGCGACCTCGTGATCGTCAACCCGGCGGCTACCGGTAACGCAACAGCAGTCGGCGCGGCGTATGTGTCGGCGGCTAACACGGTTTCGATTCAGTACATCAACCCGACGGCCGGCTCTCTGACGCCGGGTGCGGGGACGTACAAGTTCATCATCATTCGTCCGTAACACCATGATTCTTCCCCAGCCCACTGAGGAGCAACTTCGCGCGATGTTGGCCTTGAGCCAGCACCCGCAGTTCTCCATATTCGCCGCGTATTTGCGCGAAGCAGAGGGCCAGATTCTCGATTCTCTCGTCGGAGCTACCGACACGGCGAAGATGCACCGGTGGCAAGGTTCTGCGCAGACTATCCGCGCGGTATCTGATGCCTTCGGCGCCGCATCCGCTGCCCTTCAACGCATGTCTCAAGGACGGTTATGAGCAACCTGCCAAGGCAAGTGAAGCAACAAGTCGAAGAAGCCAACCGCATGCAGGCGGAAGCCGCTGCAACTTCTTCGCCGGACTCGGAATCGCAAACCGGTGAGCCTTCCGGCAATGCCGATACCGTACCGAACCCTTCGATTGCTGCGCCGGTACAACCGGACGCCGCGACTTCTTCGACGCCTCCTGCGACTCCTGCGGCTGCTGAAGACTTTCAGCACAAGTACCGCACGATCCAAGGCATCCTGTCGAAAGTGAGTGGCGAGCGTGATCGCGCTCGACGGGAAGTAACTGAACTCGAGGGGAAAGTCGACTCCCTCTCCAAAGCCGTGCAACATCTGCAGAGCCTTCTGCAGCAAGCGCAGTCGCCGCAGTCTTCATCCCGCAAGCTTGTTTCGGACAGCGAGGTTCAGGAGTTTACGCCTGAGTTGCTCGATGTCGTCGGGCGCAAAGCGATGGAGACGCTTGGACCATACTTGCAGCAATATCAGCAAGTTATCCAACAGCAAGCGGCGCGGATCAAGGAGCTTGAGGACAACGTGTCCGGGGTCGCGGAAGCGACGACGGATGTCCGCACAAGCACGTTCCTGCAATCCCTCGCTTCGATGGTGCCCGACTGGGAGGCGGTTAACTTCGACCCCGGTTTTGCCGAGTGGCTGCTGATGCTCAACCCCTCTACGGGGGCGTCGTTCAAGGATGCTTTCGACGACGCATGCGAACGGCACGATGCCACACGGGCCGCATGGTTCTTCAACGCGTACAAGGCGTCTCGCGCACCGGCTCCCACGCCGCCTCCGCCTCCGCCTCCTATCTCCGAGCTGGCCTCTCCGTCTACACAGGGGTCGTCCATTCCGCGCACCCCCGAAAAATCCGGGCGGATGTGGTCGGAAAAAGCGATTCGCGAGTTCTATCGCGATAAGTCACTCGGAAAGTACGTTGCGAACCCCGCGGTGGCCGCACAACTCGAGCAAGACATTTTCAAGGCTCAACAGGAAGGCCGCGTAACGGCCTGATTGCTAACGCAAATAGGAGCAGAAAATGGCTTATCCCCTTGCCGCAGGTATGCCGAATTACTCGGGTACCTTCATTCCGACCATCTGGGCGGGCAAGCTGCTGGAGAAGTTCTACGACGCCAGCGTTGTGCCGCAGATTTCCAACACCGACTACGAGGGTCTGATTTCGGCGCAGGGCGATACGGTGAACATCCGTACCGTCCCGAACGTGACGATCCGCAACTACTCCGCCGGTCAGCCGCTGCAGGTTGAGCGCCCCGACTCCCCGATGGTCACTCTGAACATCGATCAGGGTCGGTACTTCAACCTCGTGCTGGACGACGTGATGGAGATTCAGTCCGACATCAACCTGATGAATACGTGGTCGTCGGACGCGTCTGAGCAACTCAAGATCAACATCGATACGTACGTTCTCGCGAACGTTGCTGTCGATGTGGCGGCGGTCAACAAGGGCGCGACCGCGGGTCGTCTCAGCGCGAACCTGAACCTCGGTGCGACGGGTGCGGCGGTTCAGCTCACCAAGGCGAACATCATCGACAAGCTGCTCGAAATGGGGCAGGTTCTCGACGAACAGAACGTCCCGGAAACGGGGCGCTGGGTTGTGATGCCCGCTTGGGCGATTCGTCTCCTGAAGTCTTCGGATATCAAGGATGCGTCGCTGACCGGTGACGGCGCTTCGCCGCTGCGCAACGGCCGGGTCGGTATGATCGACCGGTTCACGTTGTACTCGAGCAACCTGCTGCCGCGCTATGTCGATACCAACAGCCCGTTCGACATCATCGCTGGGCACAAGGTCGGCCTGACGTTCGCGACGCAGATCACCAAGACTGAGACGCTTCGGTCCGAGTCGACTTTCGGCACGCTGATGCGCGGGCTGCAGGTCTTCGGTATGAAGGTCGTCAAGGGCGACGCGCTCGTTCGTCTGTACGCCTACGCATAAGGAGCACACCACATGGCTACCAATGATCTGACCGTCGCCTCCGGTTACGAGGCCGTCGCTTACCAAGGCTACAACTTCGTTGTGGCTGAGAAGGTGGTGAGCGCCGCAACTCTGACGAACAAGGCGGCTACCGATACGATCGACGTTCTCGATATCCCGGCCAACAGTTTCGTCATCGTCGCGGGCGTGGAGGTTATCACTGCGGACACGACCGGCTCTTCGCCGACGCTGTCGCTCGGTGACAGCTCGAGCGCTACGCAGTTCCTCAACGCCTCGTCCAACCCGAAGGCGTCCGCCGGTACGGTGGTGGCGTCAGCCGCTACTACGTGGAAGTTCTACAAGACCACGTCGCCGCTGCGCGTCACCATCAACACGGCTGCGCTGACGAACGCCGTGTTCCGCGTGTTCGCGTACATCGTGCGCGATACGGGCAATACGGCTGTCGAGGTGTAATGCCGACCGGACGGGGCTTCGGCCCCGTCCACACAGGAGAAGAAAGTGGGACGATATCTCAAGCACATGCCGACGGGCGAGGTCTACGGGTTCAACCCGACGCTTGCCGAACGCGGCGATATGATCGAAATCGACGCGCTGCCCGGAGTCGAGGCCGAAGTTATTGTGGAGGCGCCGGTGTCGAAAACGAAGCCGCGCAAACCCTCCCCGGTTGTGGATGCGCTGAACGAAACGCCTGATGGGTTTGCTGCGCAGCCGTGACTCCTGCGGACGTCATCGCGAGTGTTCGCGTTCTCACCAACGATAACGACCCCGTCGATTATCGGTATGAGGACGCGACTATTCTCGACTGCGTCAATCGTGCGCTTCGGCGTATGGCGACACTGCGTCCCGATCTGTTCGTAACAACGAGCGAGCTTACGTGTGTTGCGGGTGTCGAGCAGGAAGTCCCCAACTATGGGCGCGTGGTTCAGGTCTTCGGCGTGAAAGACGCGGGGGCCGTGGTCGAGACGATCCGAGAGCACATGGACGCGTACTTTCCCTCTTGGCGGGCAGCCGCTGCCGGAACCGCGGTCAATTGGATGCGGCATAGTCGCAACCCGTCCAAGTTTTTCGTGTACCCGCCGGCTTCGTCAGGGCAAGTTCTCGACGTCGAGTACAGCACCGTTGATGCTGTGTACGATACGAACACGCCTATCCCGCTGGCGGCAGAGTACCTGCCTTCGCTCGTTGATATCACGGCGGCAGAGGTGGAGTGGGCGGACGACGAGTATGTCCTCACGCCTCGTGCGGAGGGGTTTTACAATCGAGCCGTGCAGGCGCTTGCGGCGCAAGCGCAGACTAGGCAGAACATGGATACGGAGGCTGGTGGCGGTGCTCCTGCCATCGTGGACTAAGTGGCGGACATACTCTTTTCCGATGTTGTTCCAGACGTACAGATTCTCGCCCCAAACTGCCCACAGCCCCTCGTTGTTGGTATGTTGCGGCAGTCTGCGCGACAGCTCTGCGTCGACTCGTCGGTGTACCAATACCACGTCAGCTTTCCGTTCGTCGATGGGACGCACAGCTACTCGCCCACGCTTCCTGCAGGAACCGAGGTAGCCCGATACATATCGGTATCCCACGGGGTTCGCCTTCTCGAACCAGCAACGCTTGCTGAGTTTTTCTCGTACGACGAGGAATACCCTTTTCTGCAGGGGATTCCTACGCACTACGCTACCGAAGAGTTCTCCTCTCTGAAGTTTTACCCGGTGCCGGATGCGGACGCGGAAGCGGAGGCGTCGTGCATCGTATTTCTCGCGCTGTGCCCAACCAACACTGCTACTGGGCTGGATCAGGACGTGTTTTCTCGATACCGCGAAGGTATCGTTGACGGCGCAGCGGCGCGGCTGATGGCGCAGCCTGATAAACCTTGGAGCAATCCGCAGCTGTCGAGCTACTACGCTGGGCGGTACCGGGCAGCGGTCAAGAACGCTTCTGGGCAAGCGTTGCGAGGGCGGGTCGGGGTGGAGGCTCGCATCAAACCTGTGTGGTTCGGGGTCTAAATGACGTACAAATTTTCCAACTTTGCGCGCTCAACCCTTGCGTCGTCGATCAACAACGTCGTAACGACGTTGTCCGTTGCGTCAGGGGACGGGGCCAAGTTTCCGAACCCGGGCGCGTCCGAGAAGTTCATGATTGTCGTAACGAACAATCTCGGGCAGCGTGAGGTTATGCGCGTAACTGCGCGGGCTACGGACACGCTTACCGTCGTTCGCGGGCAAGAGGGCACGACGGCGATCGCGTTCAACGCTGGCGATCGTGTGTCGCACCGGCTTACTGCAGGAGCTATCGACGCGGCTTTCGGCGGGGCTATCCCGTCCGCAACCGGGCAGGCCGGTAAGCTCATAACTTCCGACGGCACGACGGCGTCGTATTCGGACACGCTCGCCGGCCCGCTTACGCTGTCGTACGCGTCGCCCGTCTTCACACTGAACGCAGCGGCTTCGGGTCAGACCCGGTATAGCCGGTACCGCACGGCCGGCACGACCCGGTGGGAAACCGGGGTGAACGGCACCGCTGAATCCGGCGCGAACGCCGGTTCTGACTTGGTCGAGGTCGGGTACTCGGACGCCGGAGCGCTGCTCGGAACGTGGAAGTCGGTATCTCGGGCAACGGGAAGGCGCACCTATGTGGTGGCTCCCACGGGAGCGGGCACCGCGGTTGATTTCCAGATTTCCCACAACAGCGCCCAACGCGTCCGCGCGTACAACAGCGATGCCGGAAACGGGGCGCTGGCTGGGTTCGCTGCTGAGACGAACGATGGGCAGCTTCGCGTAGATGCGTCTTCTACCGCGCTCCGCTCGCTCATCGGTATCGGCGCGTCAATCGGGTGGACAGGCGGCGGAACGACGGTGTTCGGGTCGTTTTCCGCGTCTACGGTCGAGTTCTGGTACAACAACACGGCGTACGTGCGGCTCACCGGCGGGAAGGTCGACATTCCTCTCGGCTCCGGTACGCTCACACTTAATACGCACCCCACCCGGGCGATGCTCGGCGCGATTGCGTTGCGTTCGTCAGCCGGCAGCACTTCGGTAGGGGCGCACGGAGGAACCCGCGCTCCTGATTGGTGGCAGATTCGGTACCGGCTGAAGAACGCCGTGCAGGGGTATGCCGCAGGCGACATCGCCAACGCGGC